ACCAGAAATGCGCTGCACATAGGGCAGTTACTCATCTTTCGGTACTTCATGCTTACCTCCCCATTTAATGACCATCTCTTGTGCGCCACCGTTAGCCCCTGTGACTTCCTGCTTCTGCGTCTCAGCCCATCTCATTTGAGCCTTAGTCCACCAGATCAACGCAGTCGTATCACCGCCCTGAGCCTTGCTAAACAGCGTCTTGGCTATCTGTGCGCTGGCTTTAGCCTTGCCTAAGTCTAACTCTTTCCGGTAGTGCAACCGTAAGGTCTTGTCATCTATCCCTACTAGCGCACCTATCTGCTCATGAGGCAAGCCTAGACCTGCTGATGTCTCAACAAGTTTCCTCTGCTCATCACTCGGTTCATGCTTTAACATAATATTCTTTTGTTAAGGGGAAATGTTATTAATTTGTAAATTAGTGGAGCGTATGGGTAGGTGCTGCACCTCCGCTGTATCGATGGACTCGACCATTGCCTGCTTCATACGCTTAGGGTAAGGCTTTGCTAACTTTGCAACTTTTTCTTTCATATCTGCATCTAGTGGCATTAAGTATCTATGTTTGCCTTCAACAATCTTTTTCGGCAAAAAAGTTTGATTTACACCAGCATCATCAACAGTTTTTTTGTGTGACCACTTCCCATTGTAAAAGACCTTTATTGCCTTGCTACTCAACCCTGTATAAATCCAGTTACAAGCCTGATAAATCCCTCCATGATGCCCTTCTTCTGGGTCAGCATAAGAAACAATCAACTTCAAATCAGGTTGTGATTTTTTTAGAAACCTAACAGCTAATGCCATTATTTTACTTACTGGACTACTGTGCTTCTTTAGCGCAACTCTTACTAACTCACATCCATCATTCTGCTCTAACCCAAAAGGTTTAAGCATATTGTTGTTTGCACCCCTACCAAAAATAACACAACCTATATATTTCCCATCTTCCCATGCACCAATTTTTACCAATTTACCAACTGGCAAGCATTTACTATAGTGCCATTTCTCACAAGCAAACTTTACTGCTTCATGAGTAGCCCAATCAATTTTTAATTCAGGCTTCACGAGCGTCAAACTCCTTACCGCAATTAGGGCAGCAAATCCACTTAGGATCAAGCTGGTCTAGCTTCCCCTGATCTTCTTCGGACCCTGCATCAAAGTTAATTTCTTGTGTAAATGTCTTTATATCCTCTGCACTAAACCCAATCAGGTCTAGGTCAAACTCGGATTCTTTCAAATCTGCTAACTCTAGCGTCAGCATCGCTGTATCCCAACCAGCGTTCATCGCTAATTGGTTATCCGCTATGACATAAGCCCTTTTCTGGCTTTCCGTAAGGTGAGATAGCTCAATGACAGGAACCTCTTTAGCCCCTAGTTTCCTAGCCGCTAATAGCCTTCCATGCCCCGCTATGATCCCGTTCTCGCCATCCACTAGAATCGGGTTAGTCCACCCAAACTCCTTAATGCTGGCTGCTATCTGAGCTACCTGAGCATCCGAATGTGTCCGGCTATTCCGAACGTATGGGATTAGTTTCTCAACTGGAATTTTCTTGATCTGCAAGCATTACCTCTCGGTGTCATGCGTAAATGGCTGTGTACATATCCGGTCTGTTAGCCTTGATCCACGCCCTAGGTTCTTCATGGCATTTCTTAAAATCCATCCCTACCGTTTGACTCCCGGCATGGTGAACATACGCCCTGCTTACGAAATGCCTGTAACCCGCTTCTTGCAGGTCATGGCAGATTATATTATCTGAATACCAATTCGTGCTAGGAAACTTGGCTACCTTCCAAGCCTCTCTCGTTATCGTAGCAAATATAGGTGCTATGACAGCCGTTTCCTTAATCTGCCCCTCACTAGCCCAATACAATCCTTGCTGCCTGTCATCATGTACCGGGAACCTAATGTTCTGGTCTGGCAATACATAGTCGCTTCTTGCGCCCAAAAATCCTACTTTATGAGCATTTTCCCTCAAAATCAGCCTGTCCTCGCCCAATAACTCAATAGTTTGGGGATTCAGCACTACGTCATCGTTAGCCACAATCAATGAATCGACTGCGATCCTTCCAAAAACGTCGCTGATGGCTTCATTATATGAGTCTCCAAAATTTCGACCAGTATTGGGTCTGACGATAACATTGGGAAGGATTCGCTTGAATCTCTCTCCTCTGGCAACGTCAACACTATAAATGTAAACCGGGATGGTAGGTGCATATACCTTGATGCTCTCTAGCAATACCGAGATGCCCGGATTGCTTACATGACATATGACTATGGCTTGCATAAAACGACTTTCATACTGTCCACAGCCCTCGGAGTCCTAATTACTTCATTATCTGGTTGCCTAGTTATTAACTTCTGACCTAGTTCTGACAGGTCAAACGCTAATTCCTTGAGCTTAAATCCTTTTTCCCAACCTAAATACCAAGCCCACTCTGTGTAGTACAACCAGCTATTCTCGTTAAACGCTCGTACATGGGTCGGGTCTTGCCATGCCCCTAAACTCAAGTCATAAGGTACGCTGATATGGAACTCACCACCAGACTTAAGTAAGTCATAGCAGTTTTTCATAGCGGAAACTAAGTCAGGGATATGCTCTAGGACATCGTTGGCTATGATCTTCTCGAACATCTCTGGCTGTATCGTCATCGATCCCCATCGGGTATCAATCGTAGCTCCGAAATGCACCTTAGAAATATCTCCCCACCAATCAGGGTTAGTCCTCTGCTGAATATCGGCATTGACGCAATCCTCTCGCCAATCCTTACCAGAGCCTAAATTAAGCGTTACAGGCTGCAATTAGTTCCTCCACCCTATCTGAACACAGCAACGGAATTAAATCGCGTATACGCTCGTCTGGTAGCTCCCACCAAGGGTTTTTACGCAGTCTTTCTATCTGGCTCAACGTAAACCGGAGCCTGATAACCTTAGCCGGATTCCCACCGACTATCGCGTAAGGAGGAACGTCTTTCGTTACAACGGATTTCGCAGCAACAACAGCACCATCGCCTATCGTTACCCCCGACATAATCGTGCAGCCCGATCCTAGCCAGACATCATTCCCGATGACAACATCGCCTTTAGTAACTGGATGCCCTTCGCCATGATGAGGGAATTCTTCTTCATGGATATGCCCGAAAGGGTAAGTCGTTATCCAGTCTACCCTATGGTTTCCACCGATAAATATTTCTACGTTATCGCCAATCGAGCAAAATGAACCGATCCTTACGTCTGCACCCTCTCCCCAATCTCGGAGACGGATATGCTCTAAACCGTAGGTGTATCTCACCACTTAACTTTATTAGCCCAATACGCAGCAGACATCTTGCCCTTCTGGATATTCTCGGCGTGACGAGCCTTAAACGACTTTCGACGGGCTTCCTCTGACTTAGATTCACCTTCCCTAGCCGGAGAACCTGACACACCCTGCTGCCCGAATCGGATTAACTTGACCTGCTCCCCCTGCTTGGCGAGAACAGCATGGCTTTTCGTAGGATGACCCGGAGTCTTCTTAGGCTTGTTATAGCCAGCAAATTCCTCCGAACCACGCTTAATCGCCATTCTTCTTACCCTTCTTTTTGCCCATAGGGATTTTGATTTCAATCTCTATCTCATTAACACCGTTCTTTTTCTTCTCTTTCTCGTCCTCGAGATACTGCTTTAGCAATTCCTTGTCGGACATCTTCTTTCCGTTCTTCATCATTTTTTCTTCCCCTTCGCAGTCTTAGCGGATTGTTTGAAAGCCTTAGCAGTAGGCGCACCTTCTGATCCCGGCTTACGCATCTTCTCCTTGCTGCCAGCTTCTATACGCTTACGTTTAGCGTGAATGTTGGCATAGAGTCCGGGCTTCATTTCTTGCCCTTCGAGGCTTTACGCCCTTCTGACATTGCAATCGCAACCGCCTGATCCCGTGATTTAACGACTTTACCGCCTTTGCCAGAATGCAAAGTTCCCTCTTTGTACTCTTTCATCACAGAGCTAACCTTCTTCTGCATCTTCGACATCTTTTTCATAGGATCACCTGTAAATGTCCATTGTCAAAAAGCAAACCTATCGTCTTTCTATGCGCTTCTTCCCACATTTCTAGACGTTCTGCTTTGCTTAGATTCTTACCCTGATCGAGTTCCGCATGGCACATAAAACAAAGGCTAGCGACCCTGTAATCACTAGCCTTTATACCTTTTCCTTTACCATCTCGCAACTGATTTGAATGAGCTGCGACTACCGTTCCATCCTGTTTTCCGCAATGCTGGCAAGGGAAGTTTCTTAGTATCTCTAAGAGCTTTTTATTTCTAAAAACCATTCTTCTCCTTCAGCTTGGCTTCGATGTTTCTAGCCAAATGCACAATAAGTTGTGAAGTTAATTCAAGATTTGTCTGACACGCTTCGTACCAAAGATGTTTGATTTCATTCTCCGTCAGCCCAACCCATTTGCGCTGTGGTGGGGCAGTGTAAAGCGGCAAAGGATTAAGTGATTCATCTGGTTTGCCGTGATATAAGCCAGCGTTGTGACTAATCCACGCCACTGGTTCAGGCTCTGGGTACATACCAAACGTAGTCATTTCTGGATCGCTCATGTAGGCTTCCTTCCTTCTTCATACTCTTCGCGTCCATCCATGCTTCTATGTACATACAGGTCATACTCCTCGTCGTACTCTGGTCTACACCAGCAAAATGCACCTTTATCAGTTTCGTGTTCGCGCAAATCATTTAGCGGGTAAGTGTGCATTGTCATGTGTTCTTCTCCTTTAGTTTTGCTTCGACTGCCGCCATTCTGCTTGATGTTGTCATCGTGCCTGTCATGATTTCCATGTGTTCTTCATGAGTCAGCCCTACCCATTCTTTCTTTGGTTGCTCTTGTAATTCGTAAAGCAAATCCTTTATACGTTTTTTATGTAGTTCTGATGTGAACTGCAATAGTTGTTTTGCGTTAGCCATTGTTCTTCTCCTTCAGCTTGGCTTCGACAGCGTACATAAGCGAAACAGGACTGTGGTAATACTGTTTGCCAAGTGCAAGTGCCTCGTCCTCTGTCAGCCCCACCCACGGGCGTTTACAGTACGTCACGACAAGCTTGCGAACGATTAACCCAAAGATGACGCCGCAGCCGACATAGACCATGTCCATTAGCAGAGCGTCAGTCATAGCGGCTCCCCGTTATCCTCAGCGGCTTTGTTCAGCCTCTCTAGTGCCTTCTCAATCCTCGCAGCCCTCTCTACCGTGTAGTCAGCCATATTATCAACCTCACCACACTCAGGACACTCGGTTAGGTAATCCTCAGACCACGGGCATCTGCCCTTTGGAATCTCATCCCAATAATCTACAAACCCACAGGAGCAGCATTGTGCTAGTTCGGTATCATCTATCTCGTTCATATTTCCTCCTATTGAGTAATGCGGTCTAATGACCTATTGCTGGCTTCCTGAGTTCTGTACACATCGATCCTAGCCTGTGCTGCTACCAGCATCCAACGCAGCCTCTCAGCCTCCTCTACAGCCGCTTTAAGACCTTCTAGTAGCTCCAAATACTCTGGATGGCTATAGGCGTAGGATTCTTTGTCAGCAATCGTATTCCCCATAGCACTAGCGAAAAGAATAGCCTTCTTAGACTTCCGATACTGCTCTAGGTAAGTCACCTCAGCCTTAGCTTGAGCATAGGCTTTGGCGTTCTTAATCATGTAGTTAATTGCTTCGTGAGGATCGATTGAGTTCATAGTAGAAACCCGGATTTCTCCGGGATAGTTTAATTTGCAACCAAGGCTGATAAAGCGTTCTGAGATATTACTTTGCCATTTAGTTTCCACGCAGTACGAGTATTCTTTGGCAAGCAAGTTTTATGGCTACGAATGTCGTACATACGGTAGCAAATTACGTCTCCAACTCCGGGAATTGAAAGTTTTGCAATACTGGAATTTTTTTGTTGATCTTTAGAATTATCAGCTTCTTTAATCATCTTGTTGAGCAATGCAGTCATATTTTTCTCCTAGACTTGACGCTGCGTTTGCTGCGTCCATGTACGTACTATAGATCAGATGATTCCAGACCGCAACATAAATATTTCTATCGAGAATCATTCTTCAATAGTTTCCGAACAGGCAATCCTTACCGCTTTAATCGCAGCCTGTGGATTCGACACTACCGCTACCTGACCTTTCCAGACTGAGTGCCAGATAACCTGATCCGGCGTCAGCTTGGCTTTCTCGTCTTTCTTTATTTCTAACAAAATGTTCTTGCCACGATAGCCCACCAGAATATCCGGACAGCCTTGACCGACTCCATGTAGGTGCTGGACATCCATGCCCACTCGCCTGAGTTCCTTGACGATCTGCGTCTGCGTAGAATCCACTCGCTTAAATACCACGCCAATCCCCTTTCTTGCCTCGGTTGCCTAAGCCCCATTGCTGTTTACAGTCAGCCTCTAGCTGGTCAGCAGCTTTATGCCCACGTTTCTGCCTAACAACGCTCAGATACCGTAACGCTGAATCCCTGTCTGCTGTCCTCCACGCCAGTACAGCCCTGACTTCACATTGATGCCTGTATTCCTCAGTCTCTAAAACGTCCATTGTTGTCAAAGTCCTGTGGTCTTGATCCTGCCGATTCAACAAACTGCTGGCTAGCTTGGTGATACCAAAGCTGATACCACTCCTGAGCCTCGCCATTCCTCTGTTTCTCGTTCATTAAGAACGTATCGCCCTGAGACTCATCCACAGTCTCGCCACGGTTTCGCTGGTTTTCCTTCTTCTTGTTGCGCCAGACCAGAAAAACGTTATCTACCTGATCGCTAATAGAACCAGAGCCTTTTAGGTCGTTCTTATTCGGCGTAACCTCGTCACTAGCCTGTTTCCGAATATGGTGGACTAGGTGAATATGGACGTTATGATCTCTAGCCAAAGCCGTTAGCTCATCGATAAAGCCCTTCTGACCGTTAAAGTCATCCTCGTTCTTGACGCACTTCATTAGGGAATCGATAAAGATATGCTGTACGCCTAGTTCTACAGCGCAATACCTAGCCATAGCGATAACCTTATCCGGGCTAGTCGTTCCCTGCTGGTCGTAAAAGTATAAGGAGTCAGCCGTATACTTATCTAATCTTGCTAGCAGTTTGGTGATGTAACCCTCACGGTCTGCCGATAACGGATCATCCACATACTCACCAGCAAACTGTCGCAACATCCTCTCAATCGTCTTGACAGGCTTCATCTCGAACGAAGCAATACAGACCTTCTGGTTCTGCTTCACTAGGTGCAGAGCTATTTGCCCTGTCAACAACGACTTACCACCACCGTTAGAACCTGCGTAAACCGTTACCTCTCCCGGTCTGAACGCAAAGGAATCGTGAGTTTTAGACCAAGGTAATACAATTTTTGTATCTCTAGCGGTACTTAGATAGCTTTCCTTTATGTCATCTAGGAAGTCTCTAGCCTGTTTGACCTTAATCGTTACATCGTTTGAATGTAGATACTTCTCTACATCGATAGAATCACTCTTGATAATTCGCAGTCTCCTAGCCTCGTCTAATTCTGCTGCTCTTTGCTCAAGACTCATTCTTAGCCTCCCGTCGTAG